TACCATCTCTATTAACAACCTTATAGCACGGGTAAAAATCAGGATCGACATTACGATGGAGAATATTACCGATAGCTCTAGCTAACTTCACATTTCCGAGATAAAGTGCGATATCACCATAGGTCGTTACCTTCCCATAAGGGATCCTCTTCAAAGCGATCAATGCTTTATATTTAAAATCATTCATAAAGTTATTATACATATTTTAATCTAATGGTCTTCAAAACTAATAAAAAACCATTAAAATGTTTTTTTATGCTGAATATTTATGTTCCTAAGAACAATATAATTCACTTACAGTCTAATATCTCATATTATTAAGTTATAAAAATATTCTCTAGAACATAACTATTCAGTTTAGGATGTATAGGTTATGGAAGTTAAAGGGATTATTATCTTGAGAAAATAATTAAAAGCGAGGGCAATGGCTTAGTTAAAACAATAACAGGCATCAGAAGATGTGGGAAATCTTTTCTTTTGTTTACACTTATTAAAACTACTTGTTGAAATCAGGAATTAAAGAAGACCATATCATACAATTGGATTTCAATGTCATTGAGAACAAGAAGTATAGAAATCTTGAAGTTGCTTTCGACTACTTAAATTCAAGGATTATCGACAATGGCAAACACTATATCCTTTTAGATGAGGTTCAATTTTTAGGTGATTTCGAATCGACCTTGAATAGTTTTATGAAAAAGGGGGATGTAGACATTTATGTCACTGGCAGCAATTCTCATATGCTGAGTTCTGATATTGCTACCCAATTTAGAGGAAGGTCTCAGCAAATTCGCGTCTAGCCTTTCTCTTATAAAGAATTTAAGGATGCCCATCCTTACTATGAAAGCGACAGGACTTTCGATGAGTATATCACCTATGGTGGAATGCCATATCTATTGAATCTAGCAAGTGAATCCGAAAAAATAACTTATCTGACCAATCTATTTAACGAAACCTACCTAAAGGATATCATCGAGAGGAATAACCTTAAAGCAAATAACTCACTTAGAAATATCATAAATATATTGTGTTCCTCTGAAGGTTCACTTTCTAATCCCCATAAGATAGCAGATGCTTTTAAAAGCACATTCGATAAAAATATTTCTGAAAATACTGTATCAAATTATATAGAATACCTAAAGGATGCTTTTTTAATATCGGAGGCTAAACGCTATGATATCAAAGGCAAGAAATATATAAATTCGACTAGTAAATTATATTTTGCCGATCCTGGAATTGGAAATGCCATAGTCGATTTTAGACAAGTAGAACCAAATCATATCATGGAAAGCATTTTGTATTAGGAATTGTTGAGAAGAGGCTGTTCGGTCGATGTCGGTGTCGTAAATACATATTTTATTAACGCTGAGAACAAGAAACAAAGAATATCATACGAGATTGATTTCGTATGCAATCAAGGTAGTAGGAGAACTTACATTCAATCTGCTTTTACCATTTATAATGGAGATAAAATGAATCGAGAGAAACGCTCATTTAGAAACATCGATGATAGTTTTAGAAAAGTAATTATCACAAGAGGCAGGATGAGTCCTAAATATGACGAAGAAGGAATTCTTCATGTCGATTTGTGCGATTTCTTGGAAGGCTCGGACATATTAAGTTAAGTCTCACTATAGAAAATATTTTTATAAAACTTTACGTTTTTGGTGTCAGAGGTCGGGGCTTATTAGACACTAACTCACATTAGATGAATTTTGATCGTCATTCGAATCCAATAACGAAATAGCTTGATTAGAATTCTATAATGTATGATAAAAAGCTTTGCTGCACTTCTGTACTTGAATTAGAGGTGAACCCCCCTATCAAGGTTTACTAAAGTCAAACGAACCAGCACCATAAGTTTAAGAAATGATCTAATGACTCATGGTATTTATTTGCACTGTTATTAGCTCATTTTTGATTTCATAAGATCATTTCATATCATAGGACATTTCTTTTATTGACTAGAAAAAAATTTTATTAGAAAAGTAATCTAAATAAATTACCTTTTCTCGACATGTATTTTTTTATGCTGTGTGATTAGAATCTAATTTCAGAAGATTAAGTATTGGGCATATGACTTTTTAGCAATAGTTATCTAATATATTTTTACCACTTAGAACCGACATAATTATTTCAATTTTTTCTTCTTTTATATACTCTTATAGCTTCCTAATTGATAAAATAATTCAACTAAAAAAATAGAGAGTTTTATTGATATTTATGTTACTGCTTTGTACACATTAAATAATGTAAAAAGCAAATCAACCCAAAAAACATTAGATACCTATTCACATCTTTTTTCTAGAAATTCAGTCAATATAATGGATAGGGTTTTAAAAAAATAACCCCCTACTAAATAAAAAACCTCGATGTTATCGAGGAATTTTCTAATTTGGCAATAAATACCAATTGTGATGCACTTGCGACCCCCTACTGAGAATTGCGACCCCATTAACAATTTTGCGACCCCTACATAAGGTGTTAGTTATATCTAAAGTTCTACCTATATTTGCCAAAGTACTCTTCTTCACCAGCTAGTCTTGCTTTCACTGCTTCTCTTTTAGTTTTGAATCTACCAAGAATATGAGCTTTTCTTTGAAACATAATCTGAGCAACCCATAGTCCTCTATCTTTATCAAAGTGAACTCCTCGTACTCCAGAGGTATTGTTTTTATTAAGCTTCCTATCTTTCTTAATTCCACACTTCATAGTTCCATCAACTAATCCGCGATCTAAAGTAGGAAGGGACGCCTTATTTTCTTCGTTCTTGCATCCGCAAGATACTGTAACTCCTCTAGTTAAATGAGTAGTAGGAGCATAGCAGATATTCCCACATTCGCATTTGCACTCCCAATAATTCTTTTTGTTTTTTGTATAGGCAAATCCAATAACTGTTAGTCTCCCAAATTTCTGACCTGTTAAATCAATGAGTCTTCTCTTAAGGCAACCACAAGATTTGGTATGACCTGAGTGCAGTTTATTAATGGTAAGTTCTACAATATTTCCACAATCACATCGGCATTTATAAATAGTTGTTGAGTGATATCTTTTCTCAGTTTTTTCTATAACTACTAAACGACCATATCTTTTACCGATTTCATTAGACATCTAAACCACTTCTTTCCTTATTTTTAAAAGCAACTCCAAAATGTGAATTAATAATCGTTCCTTGATTTATGTTTGAAATATCATGCTCATAAAGCTTTTGTGTCGTATAAGTTAATATGCCTCCTTTTTGCCAAGGAGTTTTCAAATATTTTTTAAGGCCTAACATACATGGAGAGTGTTCACTACCAACATTAACAAGAGCAAAACATAAGTATGGAGTTACAGGATAAAATGAAATCAGCTCAAGAGATAATCCTGAATCAGCAGAACCACTTATAGCAACCGGATAACAATCGCCTATTATAAAATCTACAGGTCCTCTTTTTTCAAAGAAAACAAAATACTTGCCAAATATTCCAAAACAATCCTTCATCATAAAACTTTTGATTGGCTTATCTATCAAATCATTGTTTACAACATCATCAAAAGAACGACATTTAACTAAAACACTTAAATTTCTCTTCCAAAGTTCTACAAAGTTGCCATCATTTTGGTATTCACTATACATAGCTTTACTTTCGCCGCTTAGATTACTGAAAATATCAACTGCATTTTTAGATCTAAAGGCTAGCAATGCACAAAAAAATCTTAATGATGCTTCTTCTTTTAAAGTTAGTGATATTTCGTGTTTATTTAGAATCTTAGTTTTAATTAAATATCCAATTTCCTGCTCATATTTTGCAAAATCTTTTTCTATTTGTGATGGGTCATTTGGATTAACAAAACTACTATTATAAAGTTGCTTTTCCATAAACACATCTCTCGTGTTCTTAACAGATACTGTTTTATCCTTTAATGAATAAAAGAAAAGATTATTAAAATCATCAAAACAAAAATTTCTCAATATAAATTGCGGAATATAATGTTGACGTATTGGTTCGTGCGTTTTTTGCTTTTCCAACTAAATCACCTACCAATTAAATTATACCTTATTTCAAGTCCATAAAATAGACGCTAAAGTAAAAAAGCTCACTAAGTATAAACTCAGTGAACTTAATAAAAACACTGCAAAACCTTTATATTTATATAGTAATATCTATACCTACAATGAATTCAAAGGTTATAGTTCCATCTCTATTAACAATTGCTTTATCAAGAACGGTCATCCAAAGATTATCGTCCCAATCTGTTAGTATTTCCCCTGCTTCTTTAAAGGTTGCTAAATAAGAATTTAATTCTAGAAGTTTACCTTTTCTTATTTGCTTTTCATCATTTAATTCATCTAATTTATTTTTAGTCTTTTCATATCTTGCTTCGAGCTCTTTATACTTTTTAGCATAATCATCTTGATTTTGAGAATGAGAAGCATTTTCTCTTACTAGTTTTCTAACTAACTCAATAATAACTTCAAGCTCGCTTTCGGTTTCACTTATAGCATTATCAATTAGCGAGGTATCAGTTAAAGCCTTGATCACTTCATTTGCATCATTTATAACCTGCTCTTTATTAACCATTACTTGATTGTAAGCTTTTATGAATTTGCTCTTAACTTCATCTTCAGTTATAAAAGGCGTTTGGCATTTATCATGAGCATCAGAATATTTTTTGTTACAGCGATAGATTTCTTTTCGCCACGGTTTTGTCGAATGCCATATTTTCTTACCGTAAAACCCACCGCAATCACCACATACTAATTTAGATGAGAACATATTCACTGAAGAATAAGACGGTCCGATTTCTTTTCTTCTTTTTATCTCTGCTTGAACCATTTCCCACATATCTTTATCGATAATTGCTGGGTGGCTATTTTCAACAAAATATTGAGGTAGTTCACCTTGATTTTTGACAGCCTTATGCTCTAAAAAGTCCTTAATAAAGGTTTTTTGAAGGATAGCATCACCTTTATATTTTTCGTTTGTAAGAATCGAAGTGACAGTGTTTTTGGTCCATTTAGTCTTACCTCCAGGAGTAAGAACGTGCATTGAATTAAGCATATTAGCTATTGCACTAGCGGTTTTCCCACACACTAAAAATTCTCTATAAATAAGTCTGACTATCACTGCTTGCTCTTCATCAATTGCAATCTTTCCGTTTTCCTTTTTATAGCCTAGAAAAGTCTTATAGGCAAAAGATACCTTGCCCTCTTTCATTTGCCACCTTTTTCCCATTGTGACGTTTTGACTTATTGATCTTGATTCCTCTTGAGCGATTGATGACATAATTGCGAGTAAAAACTCAGCTTTATCATCAAAAGTCCAAAGGTTCTCTTTTTCAAAATAGACCTCTACCCCTTTTGCTTTTAACTTTCTTGTATAGTTAATAGTATCTAAGGTGTTTCTAGCAAAACGAGATATGGATTTAGTTATAATTAAATCAATCTTTCCACCTAAAGCATCTTCTATCATTTGTTTAAATTGAGTTCTATTTTTTGTATTTGTACCAGATATGCCTTCATCAGCATAAACCTTGACTAATTCCCAGTCAGGTTTTGAATTAATGTAGTTTTCATAGTAATTGCATTGCGCCTCAAAAGATGTAAATTGCTCATCACTATCAGTTGAAACACGAGCGTATGCAGCAACCTTTCTTTTAACCACAGGATTAAAGGCATTAGAGAATGTACTAACTTTAGTGGAAGGAATAACTGTTACTTTTGCCATTTACTTATCCTCCCTCTTTTGGTTTTCCCATTGCTTCAAAGAACGTCTTCTAGCCTCTTCTTTCATCTCATCGGTCCAGGAATTACTTCTTGATATGTCATTCCAAGTTTTGGTAACACTAGAACCATCATTTAAATTGAATAAAAGAGTATTATTTGGATAAACAATAATTTCTTTTATCTTAGGTATATCATCTCCTACAACTTCATATACAAGTCTATCCATTTCGCTTGCTGGGACTGCCTTAGAGGCACAGCGACTTTTCCCTTCTCTATTGAAGGTTTGGCACATCCATTTCTTTGTATATTTTGTAGTCTTATGATGATAGCTTTTGCCACATATTGAGCATTTAATTAAAGAAGCGAGAGGATGGATTATTTGAGCAGCCCGAGATGAGTTTACTTTCTCCGCTCTTTCATACATTAATTGCTGAACCTTATTAAAGGTTTCTTTGCTAATGATAGGTTCATGATCATTTTCGACTAAATATTGATTAAGCTCACCTTTATTTGGCTTATGTTTTTTGGACATATAATCAATATTGAAATATTTTTGAAGAAGCAAATCGCCAGTATAAGTAATATTTGTCAATATGTATCTAATACTATCTTTTTTCCATTTGTCTGATTCAGGTGGTTTGCCTCTTTCTTCGTTTAATTTATTTGTTATAGCTTGAAGCCCTAAGCCTTCTATATACATATCAAAGATTCTTCTTACGAGCTTAGCTTCTTCTGGTTCAACTACCAATTTTCTATCTTTATAAATGTAGCCGAGTGTCTTCCTAGTACACCAACTTATACCCTTTTCGAAGTTCTTTCTTACTCTCCATTTCATGTTTTCAGAGACGCTTCTTGCCTCTTCCTGAGCAAAGGAAGCAAGGAAAGTTAAAACCATCTCACCCTCATTACTTATGGAATGAAGGTTTTGTTCTTCAAAGAAAACGTCAACTTTAAATGCTTTAAGTTCTCTTATGGTTTCTAGCATCGTCAAAGTGTTTCTAGCAAAGCGTGATATTGACTTAACAATTATTAGATCTATCTTGCCACTTTTAGCATCATTAATTAATCTAACAAACTCTTCTCTATCGTTTTTTGTGCCAGAAATAGCTTCATCAGCATACACTCCAGCAAATTCCCAACCTTTAGTATTTCTAATCAAATTATTATAGTAGCTAATTTGGTTTGAAAGTGAATGAAGCATGGCATCCTTACCAGATGAAACTCTACAATAAGCTGCTACTCTTAGCTTCTTTTCTAACTTAGGAAGGGCATCAATTACAGTTATCTTTTTATCCATAATTACCTCCTATTTTTCATCACCATATATCACTCTAAAGGACTTATTTATCAACTCATTTTGACGATATAAATTCCCTTTATTGATACAGTATTTTTTAGCAAGCAAATCCTCTGCTTTTTCATACTCTTTCTCGTCAATTACCTTGCAAAATAGCATCTTTTTAAAGAAATTTAATGAATTTAGATAGGAGATATAGTTTCTATAATCCATCAGAAATTACCTCCCTTTTATATTTGAAGTTGATATAGCATCTATGGGAGCAGAATTTCCTTTTAGAGGATTTATAAGATATGAAAGAACAGCCACAAGTAGGACAAACTTTAGTTATGCTTTTCTCGCCTTTTATAGTTTCAGGGTGCTTAGCTAAATAACGTCTTTTGCAAATATCTGAACAAAACTTTTTTCTTTTGGTTTTTGGTTTATTAATTATTCTCTTGCCACAAAAAAGACATACTGTTTCGTTATTATTTTTTTGCCTAAGAATGATGCTTTTAACAGTACTTAATGGAATATTTAATTCATTAGCTATCCTTTTATAACCTAGCCCTTGCTCTTTTAATTCATGTATTTTTAAAACTTCTGCATTTGTCATAGGCTTCAACTCCTCTACTTTCAAAAGGAAGTTAAAGCCTCTATTTGGAACCATAAAAAAATAGCCCCACCATATTTCTCTAGCAGGGCATAAATTTAATTATTTCGATTAGTTTAAATTGTCGATATCGATTCCTATCTCTTGTCCTTTAGCTTTCATCTTCTCATAGATTTTCTTATGACCTTGGTTTATTAGATCTTCAAATAAGATAGGATCTACATATTTCATAAATGAAACTAGCTCTACTAATACTCCAAAGTCATCGCTTTTTAATGCTTCAATAAAATAATTAGTCGCTTCACTTATGCTTGGTTCAATTTGCTCACCAAAATAAAGGCAGATTCCATATTCAAGTGCTGCATAAAGATCACCATCTATAGCTAATTCACCTAGTCTTTTGATATCCAAGACATCAGCAGTTCCGTCTTCTAGTTTACCTACAATTTTACGTACTTCTTGGTTCATTTTTTAGTACCTCCAAGCACTATTAAAAAGCATGAAAAACAGCAAAATAAAGCAATTAATGACAAAAAAACAAACTAGAGACTTTTATGGAATTTATTCGTGACAATTATGAGAATTTGCTAACAATAATAGATTGGTTGGGTTTCTTCATCTTCAAATTTATCTTCATCAATTAAAGCCATACCAAATTCAACCATCTCTTCTCTAGCCTTATTTAAGCCATCAATGATTAGAACCTTTATTCTATTATCATCGGTTTTAAGAAGATAAAAGAACATGTCCATTAGTAACTCAAAATTAGCGTGTGCCACTACCTCTTCAAGATAACTGATGCCACTTTCTTTATCTTCTTTTACTCCGATTCCAAAATAAAGAGCAAGACCAAATAGATAATTTACAAGAGGCGAGTGATGGTGATTTGAAATCTTAAGAAGCTCACTATAGTCCTTTTCTTCAAATCTTCTCTCCTCTATCTTTCTTTTCATTAGTCGAAGCTCAATAGTTTCTTTTAAGTCTACTTCATAATTTTCCATTAAAATTCCTCCTTCACTATATAAATAGACATGAAGAGCTTATTTTTTAACAAAATATTTAATTTATCTCTTCACTAAACAAGTCGTAGTGAATTTGATTTATTTGCAAAAAATTTATATCCCTTCACTTACTAGAAGGAGTTTATTTTGAAAAATTACCAAAAAATTTAAAATCTTAATGAAAAATTAATGTCGTCATTTACTTGCTGACGTAGTTTTAAGTGTATTTATACTTGCCTCAATCTGGGTGGTGATCCAGGTATCGACATCACCAAAGTTTGTTTTAATGTAATTTTTGATATCTACGCTTAATTGAGAAAGAACGATATCTTTAGCCTTATTAAGTGCGATAAGTTGAGGATCTTTTCCAAAGCTCCCTTCTTTCTTTAAAGCCTCAACATAGGTTTGAAAGACACATTTAACTGCATCTAAAACAATGGTTGTGGCTTCTGTTATATATTTTTCTGTTTTCTCATTATCAATCTTACTAGAAATCCATTTGATTAACTTAGATCCAAGCAAAGTGATAAGTGGAATAATAACTGCTGTTACAACACAGCTTAAAACATTTAAAAGTATCTCATTCATGATTTGTTCCTCCTTTTATTTCATCATGTAATTCGGTGATTCTTTTATGAGCATTCTTAGTTGATTCTTCGACTTTAACTAACCTATTTGAAAGCTCGGTATACCTTTCTTCTAAGTGATTTAATGATTTTTCAATTCTATCAATAGAAGATTTGATATAGCCTATCTCACTAAGCATTACTCCTTCATTTTTACCTTCATCCTTATGCTCCTGTTTATTGCTTCTTTTAAAAGCTAAATAGGCAAATAAAATGCTAGAGACAGTCCCTAGCACTGAGATGATGGTTAAAACAATTTCTGTACTATCCATGTTTTAATCCCTCCTTGAATTCGTATATTTCATCTAGGTATTTTTCTAGTTTTGCATTTAGTTCTTTCCTTCTATTCTCGTTATTCCAACTTAACTTATAGTCAATTTCCTCATCAAAATATGACTTAGGAAGATCTAAAGAAAAGACACCTGTTTTCTTATAATTTTCTATTTGTCCTCTCATTCTAATAACGTGATAAAACTTCTTTCCGACTTGAAACTCACCATTAAAACAAAAAGCAAAATATTCATAGAAATTTGTTAAAAAACCCTTCAGATTCTTATTAAAATCAAAGTTTTTGTACTCTTCATAAATTTCTATATACTCTTCATTAAGTCCTATCAAAGTATCAGGAAGTCCTAAAACATCATCGATAAAACTCCTCTTATATTGAGATATAGGGCTATTTGGATTTAGCCTATCTAATATCGAACTCACGCCATAAATAAAAACATCAGTCCCGCTTATATTTGTCTTAAAGGCTCCATGTAAATCATCAACCACTACATTGATGTCATAGTCACTCTTACCACTTATGAAAGTCCCATAACACACGCTCCCTCCAAAATACATAAACGCCATCTTAAGTCCAGGAAGAGATGCCATTATGGACTTTATAATTTGTTTTTTATCTAAGGTAGCAATTAACTTATTTCGTTTTAAAACTATCTCTTTAATCATCTATTCCATCCTCCAAACCGATAACATTTTCTTTAAGCCACTTATATCCAGCCTTAAAAACATCACCAACTAAAAAGGATTCATAATCTTCCTTAGGAATTAAGATATCGATAGTATCGATTGGATCACATCCTTTATCTCTTGTTTCCTTAGAAATATATGAACCCACGCATATGACTACTTCTTTATCTATAGCATTAAGCGATATGTTTGTTATTCGGTGATAACTTGGCTTAATCCCATAGCTTGAATTAAGTTCTTTTATGATCGCCATAGTAAACTCCTAACTAGATGTCGTTTCACCGCTACTAGAAGAGCTACTTGTGATGCTATTAGTATTAACGCACATTATTCCTTTTGAGCATCTTACATAAAGTTTACCTGTAGAATAATCAACAGCTAGTTCACCATTTCTTTTCAGATTAGATGTTGTTGGAACTTTAGTGCCTCTTTTAACAATAATGGTCGCCATCAGTAAGTCCCTCCATCGATTGTTGAACTTGGAGTAAGGACTGCTGATTTATTGATACCTATTTCAAACTTTCTATTCTTTAAGTTATAACATTCATCGTAAATCGACCTTATATAAAGACCATTATTAATAGTGTTGCTATCAAAATTAGAAGCATTGTCATCATAAATCGCCGCTCTACTTCCAATGATCTCAGAGATATACATGTTCTCAAGTTGCTCTCTTTGAACAGCGTTAAGATGGGTGTTATCGCCTTTATGTGAATTAAATGTGCTTGTTGAAATACCACCTAGCTCGCTTAAAGAAATATTAACTGCCCCGGTCTTACCATTAACGGAAGTTACTTTATCTGTTGGACTTTTTAATTCTTGCCAGTTTGCTAAAGTTGAATATGGTTCACCTTTTAAAATAAAAGTTTTAGATAAGTCATTTCTAATACAAATATCACCTATTTCAGCTTGGCTAAGTTTAAGCATCTCGGCTTGACTACTTACAACAAATGTATTTGTAATAGCAATTCTAGGGATGATGCTACTTGAAAGGAAACCGTCACTATCAACAACTGGTATTTGGCCTTCACCATTTCCAACATCATATTTACTTGCTGTTCCTAAATCGAGCTCGTTGATCTTGCTATTTAAAACTGAGGTTAGGTTATTAGAGTTTACAAATTCAAAGTAATCGCTAGCACTAAGTGGATTTGAACTAGAACCTGTCTTATTGGCCTTAGCGATATATAAATTACCACCATTTAAGTCGATTAAAGGCTCACCTTGTTTGATGGTTCCACTTGTACCAGTTAAAGGTCCGCTTCCACTAGTAGTTTTTCTTCTAAGTTGTATTGTTGCCATTTAAATCTCCTCCTTAATAAAAACAATCAATTCTTTTTAAAGTGTGAGTTGAACTACCTAATTCGATATAAAGATAGTCACCACTTCGTTCTACATATCCGTTATAGTTAGTCCCTAAATAGTTATAAGTAAAAGTAAGGTTAGTCGTACCTTTAAGAGTGTTTAGCGAAACAGTAACAATGTTATTACAACAAGCAAAAGTAATAAGGACTGCTGGTTTAGAAATAATCGATGAGATATTGAATTTATAAGTAGATTCACTCTTAGTCGGAAATGTAAAGCTTTGGCATCTTAAGCCATGTTGAAGTCCACTAATTCTATTATTAAGTTCTGTTTTTGCTTCACTTACTTGAGTTAAGCAATTATTCCTTGCAGTATTTATATTCGTTTGATTGGTCTCGATGTATTTAATTACTGATTTATCTAAAGTAAGTGAAGTTGTCGTTTTAGAATAGCCAATCATTGGAAACTCAAATACACCATCACTCTCTAATAAATTAGTTTGAGTAAGACTTGGATAATTACTTGAGGTTCCTTCTTTTAATGTAAGGCTAGCTTCATTATTTATCGTATCTACTTTAAGGATTACATAGCCTTTCTTTGTGCTGTCTAAACTTACTGAGATATTAGTTCCGTTTTCGATAAAGATCCTTCTTCCATAAATTGAAACAAAACCATCTTTAAAAGTGACCTTTCCATTAGAAGATGTAGCCTCACACTTATCGCCTAAATCAGTAAATATGCCATTAGTTTTATTTGTTAAATACCAATTAAAGAAAGCATCATCTTTTGCAGTATTTAATGCTTCATCAAAAGTTAACTTTTTAAGCCCCATTAATAAATCCCTCCATCAAAATTAGTGATTGCAGTCGATACATTGACCACCGACTTATTGTTACTATTTCCACCATTCATCATCTTTATCTTGTCTGTAAGTGATGTCCTTTGCTCACCTAAGGTAAGGGTGCAGCTAGCAAAGGTGTTTTTATATTTAATTTGAGTAAGCATAGTCGTATAAGTTCTTTTTGGAGCATAAAACTCGACAAAATAGCCTATAAAGATATTCCCTAAAGGAACAAAGACATTATTTGTAACATCTAGATCAAAAGTTATTTGATGGTCATTTGAACTTTTAATGAGCTTTTCTTTAGCTTTGCTCTCTAGTTTTTCAAAGTCACTATCGCTATAAAACTCACTTTCAACATTCACATAAGGAAAGCGCCTATCATCATCTTTATTAGTAGTAATGCTGCCATCAGTTAAAAGGTAATATTCAACTTCTTTTTTATGCTCTTCATTTTCCTCTTTAGGATAAAAGATACATTTATTAACGACGTTTTCTTCGCTTTCTTTAATCTTTAAATTGCTGATAGCTTTTAAATCATGACGAAGCTTTACGATATGTGTTTCTTCTTCAATTATGATCTCAATATTAGAGAACCTTCCTCTAATGAAATTAACTTGATATTTAATGACCACTCCATAAGTTTTAGTGATTGTTTCCATCAAATCTTCAATATTCATTAATGTATCAGCATCATAATTAAAACTTCCCTCAATATCTGAATTATAGGTAACAGTTAAATATTTTAGGTTTTGTTTTGAATCACTATTACTTACAAATGCTTTTTTAATCGTGTCTGCCAAAAACTTGCAAACATTGCCAGTAAAAGAATTTACAGGAACTTTGATGTTAAATATCTCTTTAAAATCGTTAAGCTGAACTTTGCTTGTCTTATCATCATTTAAAGTGATAGCCTGAACGATGCCAATATAAGAAAGTTTCCCTTCCTTTAAAACGACGATATCTCCTACACTAGCCTTGATTTCTTCTTTGTTGACCGTGAAGTTTGATTTTTGTTTAACCACACTATCAAGAACGATTTCAAATTCACTAGAAACATAGGCGTTATCTTTATATTTAAGTGTGATTCTATCTAAAAATATCAGCTTCATATTAATTACCTAAATACCCTTCTATCATTGTGATTGAGCAGCTAGGACTTCCTTGTGTATTAGGAACAAATGTTAGTTCATAAGTTCCACGCTCCAAAAAGATGAAATTATCACAAGAAAAATCCTGATACTCGTATGCATTAATTTTTTCATTATTTTCTTCTATTGTTATCTCTTGCCTACTTTGAAAGGCATCAACAACAATCGTGCAGTTATTAGATTCATAATAAATCTTGAGCTTACTTACTTCTATTCCGTCTTTTGTTACGATTACTTCAGGATTAGAAACCTCTCCTTTTATGGTGATTTTTAAAGGAGCTTTTGCATAGCCATTATTAGTAAGTGTCATCTTTCCTTTACTTGAAACGCTATATTTGTATGGATAAGTAAAAGGATAGATCTTACCTTCCTTTGAAACTCTTATCGTTACTTCACTTATAACGTCCTTATACCAATATGAGAGTCTTTTAAGCTTTAGTTCGCTTGTTAAGGTTCCTCCACTAATTTCAGTCTTTGATAAACTTTCAACTTCGACATAAGAATACTTAGTATCATCACTTGTGTAATAAAGTTTTAACTCATGGGAAGTCTCTAAAAATGATAAAAACCTTTTAAAACCTTGATATTTTCTTAAAAAAGCTAGATTAAAGACGATATCTTGCGTAGGTATTGTTTCATCGATTTTCTTATAGATATTATCAAAGTCAAAGTAAGTATTGGTCTTTTGAAAACCTAGACCTGTGATAGATGAAATAAGCGTCATAGAAGAGTAGTCAAATCTATACTCTTCACCCAAATCATTAATAAGCCAAAGTTTCCTCATAGATAACTACCTCCAAGCGCCTCATTGATAGTGTCGACATCAAAAGTACTAGAACTTGTATTGATAGTGACGTTATTCGTAGTTTGATTATTAACGGTGCTATTAGATGTATTTGTTTCGTTACTTGAACTAGGAGTAAACCAGCCAACAACTGTATCTACGATATCCATTAACCAACCGACAGTATGATCTAATATCCACTGAACGCACTCGATAATAGCGTTAAGAATATCTAAAATTGGCTTTAATACCGCATATAACACTTCAAGCACTGGGGCAATTACTCTTTGAATAATCTCAGCTAGCATCGTAAAAAGTGGCATGAAAGCCTCAAGTATCTTCCCTACTGCATCAAGTACAGCTTTAATAGGAAGTAGTAATACATTAAGTAAAGGAACTAAAAGATTGATTAAGTTTCCTATCACTTCCATTACAAGCTCAATGATAGGCATTAAAACTTCACCTACCGCTTCAACTATCATGAAGATTGGCTCAAGTATCTGCATTAAGATACTACCAAGTTCCATCAAGATATCTTTAAAGGTCTCGGTTTGAGTTAAAGCCATAATAAGAATAGCAATCAAAGCTCCTATTCCTAAAGTTGCAGCACTTATTCCAGCACTAGCAAAAAAGCCACTAGTTCCAGTAGCGGTTAAAGCAGTCGATAAGCCTTTTACAATTGGAATGATAGTTGTAATGATTTTTATGGCAGGTCCAATAGCAGCAACTAGTCCTATAACTACTAAAATCGTCTTTTTAGTCGTGTCATTCATGTTTGCTAGTTTATTTGCCCATTCACTAATCTTTGGAATGATCGAATCTTTAAGATAAGTTAAAAACTCTGTCATTATCGGAAGTAAGATCTGCGCTAATTCTACTCCTAATGTTTGAAGCTCTTGTTTTACTTTATCTAGTTCATCATTAAACTTAGCAGAAGTCTCGACTTCTTCTTCAGTGATAACACCTAGTTCCTGACACTCATTTCTAAAGTTATCAATTTCAGTACTTGAGGCGCTTAAAAGTTGCTGTAAGTCAGTACCTATCTTTTCGCCAAAAATATCATTTGCGATTCCAACTCTTAAGGTTTCATCTTCTAAGTTAGCTAAAGCGTTACGAATAATCTCAAAAGCCTCATCGACATTTTTACCTTTTAAATCATCGTAGGTAATTCCTAATTTTGTTAAGGCTTCCGTTGCAGATGAGGTATTGCCACTAGCTAAATCACCAAGTAATGAGTTAGTTTTAGTAAATGCTTTTTGAAGTTGTTCATTATCTACTGCAAGAAGTTTTGCTACATAGTTCCATTCTTGAAGTGCCTCTACTGACATTCCAAGCTTCGAGGCTTGATCTCCTAATTCATCAGCTGTTTCAGCACTTTTAACGGACAATGTAGTTAAAGCCGTTACTGCGCCTAGAATTGGTGCGGTCACATACTTAGTAAGATTTGAGCCAACTTTACTTAACTTATTTAAATTAGCATTTCCTAATTCATTAATTTTCTTAGTGGTATCTTCAAGTTGATTGTTTAACTTATTAATATCGGCTTCTGTATATTCAACGTTTCTTCTAAGTTGATTGAATTCCTTTACGGAGATATCGCCAATCTCAAGAGCTTTCTTTGCTTTTTCTAATTGTTCATTTTGGTTTTGAAGTTTCTTTTTCGACTCTTCTAAAATTGAGTTAAGTGTTTCTTGTTTTTTCTTCCAAAGGTCAAGATTAGTTGAATCATAGCGTAAAGAGGTATTAATAGCCTTTAGGTCTTTTTGTTGTTCTTTAAGATTTGCTTTGATATTAGTCAATTCATTTTGCAGGTCTTTTGCATCAAGGGTTAATTTGATATTTAAGCCTCTTACTGTTTCAGCCATTTAGTTACCTCCTTTCGCTATAAGAAAAAACTATCAATATCAGATTGATTCGCTCTTCTTTTGGTTTCACCTTTATAGAGTTCTTTTTCAATTTCAATAAGCTCTATATAGGTTCCAATATCAAAGTGCTTGGTGTCTTCAATTGATAGTCCTAGTTTTGCTATGTTAAAAATGATCGCAGAAGAAAAGGAATACTTATTGTCGAAAGGTATCTCCCTTATTTCCTCCTGCTTTCTTATCTGTTTTTAATAGCTCAACAATAGTGTTAGTTAAATTAGTTAAAAGAGATGCATCATTTAAAATAGAAAAGTCTAGTTTTTCTAAAAACCCTTTAAAAGTCTCATCTTCTTTAGGATTTGATAATACAAAGACAATTCTAAAAATGATCTCGATAACATTCGTGATGTTTTCTTCTTTTGTGTTCTCTAACTTCTTGATGTCATTAAAAAGCTCACTTCCAAAGCGTGACTTATAATCGATTAAAGAATATAGGCTGCTTCTTAAAATGAGCTTCTTATCTCCTAAAATTACTTCTTTTTCCATAGACTAACCCTCGATTGTAGGAAGCGTAACCTTATCAAAGAAAGCCTCATAATTTGAGTCACCTTTAGATGCGATGACTCTTAAGACTTCCTTATCATTAACTTCAATAGGACGAGCAGTGATAGTTAAAGACACACTGTTAGCCTCAATTGAATCTGCTTTTGATTTGGTAGCTTGTCCGACTGGTGTAGCTGTGCATAAGAAATACCAGACTCTTCTAGCTTTACTATCGCCTTGAATTTCATATCCTAAGGCAAAAGTCTTAACATCAGCGTTTACCACTTCAACTAAGTTATTGTTGCTATCTAGGGCATAACCAAAGATATCCTTTTTAAATTCATCGGAAAGTTCAGTAAGTTTAAGCGTGATAGTAGCCCCACTATTTGAAACAAGAGTATGAAAGATCTTATCATCTGCATAAACTTGTGTGGTCCCACCGACGAGTTCACTAGAAAACTCCTGTGCGCCTATCAGGTCTTTAGGTGTATCAAATGTCCAGGTATCTTCAGCAAAAGTAGCCAAAGCATAATGAACATTACGTAAGCCAAATGTGATTTTATTCGACATGTTTAAATTCCTCCATTTTTATTTCATAGATTGTTGAGATTGTATTGTTTTGATTTAAGTATTCGCTTGTAAGAGTAAAAGGCAGGTCGTTTGCTATAAAGATTTCTTCTAGTTTCATGGCTAAAACATCAGCTTCTTTTACATCACTTGTAATTAAATTAATTTGATAAAGCGTTGTTCTAATACTTGCTAAATCATCAGAAAACTCTTTAAAAATCGAGTTAATTTTAGAAAACACAATAATTGGTGTCTTTATTTCTTCTACATCCTTTGGTGAAAAAGATAAGTAATAAGAAGGCGCTACTTCATCTAAAATGCTTTTAAGTTTTGTTAGCTGCATTTTTAATTGCCTCCTTTATCTTTTCTTCCATCTTAGGTGCTTCCTTTTCATAACTCGGTCTTAAAAACGGCCTTGCTGAAACAAATCTACCGCTTCGATGAACAAAGCCAAACTCGATAAGATGGACAAGCCTTCCTTTACTTTTTGAGTAAATAGTCACGCTTTTGTTTACCTTTGTCCCTTCTTTAAGAGCAGTAAAACTATCTTTTAAATGCTCATTTGAATTTCCTATCGGAGCAGTTTCTTTTATATCGCTTATGATGTCCTCAGCTGTTTTTTCTAGTACTTCGTCTAGTTCTTTATCAAAATCAAGAGACTTTTCAATCAGCTCGCTTATCTTTAAAGTGAAATCATCTAAACTAGCCACTTACCTTCCACCTTTAAATTCGTGCTTTCAAGAGTGAGCTCAAGTAAATGTGAAAGCTCATATGTCTTAATCACTTTATAGATTTTGTTATCTATTAAAATGTATCTCTCGCCTTGATATAAAACAGAATTAATCCTGATAATTCTAGAAACCTTATAGCCACTTTTACTTGCTTCATAAAACTCACTTCTAGTGATATTAGTTGGAATAGCCATCATCTCTTTACTTGAAGTAATTTCAAATCTTTGTTTTCCATATTCATCAGTAGCGTCACTTACTTTTAATAGAGCTACTTTAAGTGAAAAAGCATTAATCATGTTTAGTTAAAGCTAGTTGTTTTAGCAAAAAATCAAAATGCTTAGGTAGCTCTTTTAAGTTTCCATCTGACTTAAAACCAAATGATGTAGAAACATAGATAAGAATAAAAGAAGTCACCAAGGGGTCAGCTTCATCAACAAGATACTTCTCATTAACTCCACTGCCCCTAAGTAACTCCTTAGCTGCTTCTATAAACGCATTTAACTCTGCGTCAAGTTCATGGCTATCTAACGGTATCCCTAGTGAGTTTTTAACTAGATCAAGAACCATTATTCAGTAGGCTCACTGACTGGAGTTGCCTCACCTTTTTTAACCCTAACAAAACCTTTATAACCGACAACATTACCACCAGTAAATACACTAGCCTTATAACAAATGATGCCGTCTTTAAATTTATAGTCCGTGCTCTTTCCAATCTCAACGTTAGAGAAGATAGGGACTTCATAGTTAAATAAAGAACCATAGGCAATGCAGTAGGTACCTACACCAGTTGAAGGATCACTTAAAGCACTACAATTGCCATTTAAGACATAAGGAATGCCATCAATAGTTTGATTAACATAATCGATATTATGGACTTTTCTTCCTTCTTTGGTTCTAAGTTTAGCAAAGGCTCTTAAATCGTTTTTATTGATAATAAGGCAAGCCCCGTTTTCGATTGCTTCATCTCCACCATAAGCAAATACGATATCATCAAGTGTATTTTCATCAATCGCACTAATCTCTAAATCAGCTTGATCTTTTAAAGCGTCTGCCTTATCAGAGAAAATACCAGTAAAGTTATTAGTAGTTCCATCGCCTTTAATGATTTGTTGAGAGATTTTCTTTCTTAAAGAGATGTTGATGTTTTTAATAACCTCTGCTTGATAGTTAATTGCAGGAAGCTTTTCTAATTCTTCTGTAATCTCAGTGTAGGCAGTAACTTTGACCTTTGGAATAGTGACATATCCATAGTGAGGTTCAGTTTCAGTATAGCTTGCTCCTTCTTCAGTAGTTCCTGCTTCACCATAGGATTTAACATAAGACTTAGTATAAGTCTCACCGCCTTGAAGATTAATGGTATGAACCCTATCAACAAGTTCGCTGACTGGCTTAAATGGATAAGGAGCTAAAGTTGAATCGACGTGTTCAGGAAGTAAAACTTCATCACTAGAAACTTTAATAGTCCTATTTTCCATTAAGTCTTTACCACGTTTTTCTAGCAAATCCCTTTGTTCTGCATTGTTTTTAGTAGAAATCATTGGAATTTCAGTCATCTTAGTAAGTGACATTTTCTTTTCAATCATGCTTCTTTCCTCTTGAAGTTTGTCAGTTTCCTTTTCCATCTCTTCAAGTTTTTTCATATCCTCTTCTTTTTCGACCATACCTCTAATTTCAGTAAGTCTATCTTCAATTTCTTTTTTTCTTAAAACTAAGTTCATATTTTTATTTACCTCCAATTTTTAGTTTTAAATTTATTCTTCTCCTTATAAGTTCTTTCTTTTCATTCTCTTTAGCTAAATCCATAGCCCTTAATTCCGACTCCACGAAATCAAGCGAGCGAGAATAAATCGAAGTTCCTTCATAAGCTGGAAGATCAACAATAGAAACGTCATATAAACGCTCAATCGATGTAATCTTTCTTAGCGGAACATCTCCACTTCTATCCCATTCCTGGGAAGCGACAGTAAAAGCAAAAGACATCTTATCTAAGAGTCCATTTTGAACCATTTTATAGATGTCTTTATTTGTTTGTGTATCAAGTAACTCAGCTCTTATTTTTAAGCCTTTATCATCAACTTCTAGCTTTAGCGAGCCGTTTTTAGTTCTAGCAATCACTAGAAAATTATCCATGTGATTATATTTAAGAGGTACATCTTTCATTGAGGTGTTAATTAAAGCATTAGGCATAATCATTTCTCTAAAGCCTCGCTTTGCATCACCTATTAAAGTTTCCTCGTTAAAGACAATGGCATAACCTTCAAGTATCATTTTGTTTTCATCATCACTTGTTAGGTTTAATGTCGCTGTTCTTGTTTCCTTTATCATCTAGGTTTTCCTCCTTTTCTTCTTTACCAATTTGATATTTATTTGCCTTATCGCTATCGACAAAATTAAGAGATTGAAGTCTCTTGTTTCCTCCTTCTATCGGCTCAAGTCCAAGTAATCCTCGGCATTCGTTTATCGACATAAGTCCAAGTGACATGAGCTTCTCTATTGCTGATACTTTTGTAGTCCAGCTTGCATACTGAAGCCTTTCACTATAAAAGATTATTTCCGTTCCATTTTTAAGTTCGTTATCTGTTAAAAGTCCTAAAGAAAAAGCCTCACTAAGCTGAATAGCAAGAGGCTCAATTGTCGTTTCATAAAACGCATTAAATTCATTCTCATTATAAGAGTTAGAGAACACAGGAAGGCTTACTCCAAAGTAGTCAAGAATCTTAGATTGGATGAAATTAAGTGTATCTTTATCAACAAGTTTAGGATCTAAAGAAATAGGAACATACTCACTTTTTAAATCCATAGGTACGATTGAAGATTTGTTTTTAGATGAACCTTCGAGCGCTCTATTAAATGACTCGACTGCCTTGTTTCTATCTTCTTCTTTTAATAGACCATTAAGTTTTAAAATACCTTTAATTTGAAACGAACTAAAGACTGCCTTTTCTACTCCTTGAAGTAAAGCATCATTTATTCCTAGAGTCTTAAGCAATGCTCCATGACTTGATTTACTTCCACTTCCTCCAAAGATATCGTTACCTGTATAAAATCTTCTTAAATGAATCACGTTTTCTTTAGGAAGAATAAATGACTCACCACTTTCAAAGTAAAACTTTAAATAATAGGCTTCAGACTTATCTACTATTGGTTCTACTATGATTGGATTAAGTGGATATAAAGCCTTAAGTTCTAATGTGTCTCTATCATAAAGTGGATAGACAAAAGCATTATCATTAAGTAACAGTAATGAAACCACCTTATAAATAAACTGATAAGGCGTCATGTATTCATTTGGCTTTGATTTCAATAAAAAAGAGAGGTTTTTGTTCCTCTCCGTGATGATTCCGTCTTCGCTTCTTTTTATGCATCTACCTTTAAGCTTGGCGCATTGACTTGCTATCCTATCAATACATATTAGAACTACATCTGAATTAGTTATCTTCTCTCCAAATGGTGTCAAAGGAAGAGCGATATCATTAATCAAACCTAAAGCATTAAAATTTTCTAATTTCTTCTTTTTTCTTTTAAAAATCACATTAAAACTCCTCCTTTTTC